AAGGCAGTCGCGTCAAGATCGGCATTCTCCGGCTCAAGCTCGAAATCCGTGCCGATCGTCCACGTGGACGATCGGCACGGATTTCGAGCTTGAGCCGGAGAATGCCGATCTTGACGCGACTGCCTTCGCATGGTGGCGGATCGTCGCGGTCGGCAATCAGCAGTTCATCCCCTCGACGCTCCGGCGAACCCTGTCGGTCACGGCGCGCTTCGGGTGGTCGGCGATCCCCGACGCGATCAACGAGGCGACGATCCTGAAGGCGAGCCAGCTCTTCCAGCGGAAGAACGCGGTCTTCGGGATCGCTGGCTTCGGCGAGTTCGGTCCCATGCGGATCACCCGGAAGGACCCCGACGTGATCGAGCTTCTGAACGGCTACGTGCGGTACGACCTGGGGGCAGTGTGAGCACCCTCGCGACGATCCGAGACGCGGTCAAGACCACGATCGAAGCGGCCGTGCCGGAGCTTCACGTCTACGACACCGTGCCGGACGCGGCGAACGTTCTCCCGTGCGTGATCGTCATCCCCTTCACATCCGATTTCGTGATCGCAATGGGGCGCGGGCTCGACACGTGGGAGTTCGATCTCCTGATTCTCGTGGGCACGAGCGACATGGACATCAGGCAAGACGATCTCGACGCCTTCGTGTCCGGCTCCGGCGTGCGGTCGGTCCGTCAGGCGATCTTCAACGGCCGGACGCTGGGGCTCGAAGGCACCGACGCGCATATCTCCCAGATGCTCGAATACGGCGCGCGGTTCGTGGTCGCAGAGTTCGAGCACATCGGCGCGCGGCTCCGGATGATCGTCCACACGAGTGGCACGGCATAGGAAGGGTGATCACATGGCGATCAAGAAATATCTCGTTGTCGGGCTGAACGCGATCAACGGCGTGCCGACCGGGGGAGAAGTCGAGCTTGATCCGGACGACGAGACTCCGGGCGCGGTCAACGTCGCGGCGCTCGTCACGGGTGGCTCGATCATGGAAATGACCGACGCTCCGGACCCTGCTCGCGTGCACCGGAACGACGAGTTCGAGGACGGCAAGCGGCCGACCGCGAAGCGTGGCGCGAAGAAGCTCGACGGAGGTGACGAGTAAGTGTCAAGCCTCGCTCTCGTCGATGCAACGACCTATGTCCACGGATACGACCTGACGACGGATCTCAATCAGATCGCGCTGAACCTGTCGGTCGAAGATCAGGAGAACACAACCTTCGGCTCCGGGGGCTTCCGCTCGCGCGTCGGTGGCCTGAAGAACGTGGACGCTGATCTCTCCGGCTTCTGGCAGTCGGCGACCGTGGACGCGATCGACCCGCAAGCCTTCGCCAATCTCGGCGTAGCTGATCGCGTCGTGACCATGTCTCCGACCGGCGCGGCCGGATCGACGGCGTATCTCTTCCAGGCTGGTCAGTTCTCCTACGAGCTTCTCGGCTCGATCGGAGAAGTGACCCCGTTCTCTGTCTCGATGATGGGGACGAACGGCGTCGGGCTTGTGCGTGGCCAGATCGCGAAGGCGAAGGGGTCGGTCAACGCGACCGGCGCGACCGGCTCAGGCGTGGCTCTGGGCAACGTCGCGGCCGGTCAGTACCTCTATGCCGCGCTTCACGTCATGGGCACCCCCGGCACCACCATGACGGCTCTCGTCGAGTCGGACGACAGCGCGGGGTTCGCGTCGGCGACCACCCGGATCACGTTCCCTGCCATCACCACGGCCGGGGGCTTCTGGGGTGTCCGGCTCGCGGGTGCGCTGGCAGAGACTCACTACCGCTTCCGGATCTCAGCGATCACGGGGACATTCACGATCGCGGGCGCGATCGGAATCGGATCTTAGGAAGGATGATCAACAATGGCTAGCTTCGCATTCATCAATGCCTTCGTCTCGATCAACGGTGTTGATCTCTCCGGCTCCGTTCGATCGGTCACGATCAACACGGAGGCGGAAGACCTCGAAGACACGGCGATGGGCGACACGTTCCGGAGCCGGATCGGTGGCCTCAAAGACTGGTCCATCGACGTCGAACTGAACCAGGACTTCACGGCCGCTCAGGCAGACGCGACGATCTTCCCCTTGCTCGGGACGGTCACGGCCGTCGTGATCAAGCCGGTCAACACGACCACCGCAGCGACGAACCCTCAGTACTCCGGCAACGTTCTCGTCAGCGAATACAACCCCCTCGATGGGTCGGTGGGCGATCTCGCGACCACTTCCGTTTCGTGGCCGGGCGCGGGCGCGCTGACGCGAGCGACGTCATAAGGTTCGATCATGCCGAAGATCCCCGCACCGCAGAAGCGAAGCGCTGATGAGCTGAAGTCTCTTCAGCGTCAGCTTCGGCGCTACTCGAAGATGCCGGAGTGGCACGACAAGATCAAGCGCGAGCTACGCGGGCCGGTCAACGAAGCAGAGCAGAAGGTGAAGGCGAAGATCCTCGCGATCCCCTCGCGGACTCGTGATCGAGGCTCGCGAGGCGGCAAGCGGGGATCCCTTCGCCGGAAGATGGTTCAAGCCCTGAAGACGAACGTCGATACGACGCGCGACTACACGGGCGGCTTCGTCTGGCTCGACGCCTACTCGATGCCCGCTGACGAGCAGAACCTTCCGGCCTACATGGAACGGGTGAAGCGCTACACAAGGTGGCGTCACACGGTCTTCGGCAACGAAGAGCAGTGGGTGACGCAGAAGGCGCACCCGTACTTCTATCGGACGCTGAAGCAGTACGAGACGGTGACGGCCGACGTCGCCGAGAAGGTGATCAGCGCGGCCGAACGTGACATTGGTAAGAAATGACGCGTAAGCGTCAGACGAGCGAGAGGATCAGCTAGTGATCATCAAGTGGCGAGAAGGATCGGACGTCCACGAGTTCGAGTGGTCCGGCGCACCTCGCACGCAAGAGGGCAGATGGATCAAGGAACGAACCGGATGGAGTACCCGGAAGTTCCTCGACGCGCTCGAAGACCTCGATCCCGATGCGGTGATCGCACTGATCATCACCCTCGCGGCTCGAACCGGCAGGAAGATCAAGTGGGATGACGTGGACATCGACCCCGTCTCTGATCTTGAGTTCATCCCGACCGAAGAGGAGTCACGGAAGGTGCGAGAAGTCGAAGCGGCCGAAGCGGCGGCTGCTTCGGGAAAAGGATCCCTCCCGTCTCCGGATCTCCGGGTGATCGACGACGGGCCGCGAGTCACTGGGCCGACGCAGAATGGCCTACTCTCCGTGGCGGTCTCGAATCCCAATGCCGGAGCTATTCCGCGAAGCTCTGGCACCGCTTCGGACTGAACTACCTCGACGTGGCCGAACTCGATCTTGATGTCTTCCTCTTCTTCTGCAAGCAGGCGGACGACATTGATCGCCAGGAAGAGGCGGAATCGCGTCGAAAGCGGTAACGCAGAGCAAGACCGAAGGGGTTATGGACATGGCCGGAAGAACCGAATCGGTTCCGAAGATCGTTGTCCATAACCCCTTTGACCTGGGAAAACGACGCACAGAAGTTGCCGGGGTGGTTGTACCGCACCGACCCCTAAAGCCGTCAGCGTGGCTCTCAGGGCCATACAGCCGTTATTACGCAGCGTGACGAGAGGGGGCTCTGATGGCAAGAACGATCGCGCTGAACCTGCTCTTCAAGACGCTCGGGCTGAAGAACGTCAAGGGCGCGGCCGACGCTATTGATCAACTTCAGGGCAAGGTTTCCAACTTCGGGAAGAAGGCGGGGATCGCGGGCGGTCTCGTCGCAGCGACCGGCGCGGCAACTCAGCTCAGCGCGGCGCTACTCCCTGTAGCTGCGGCGGCCGGTGCTCTACCGGGTGCCTTCGCGGCGGCTAAGGCCGGAGCCCTGACGGCGAAGGTTGCCTTCATGGGCATGAGCGAGGCAATGGGGGCGATGGCCGAAGGAGACGCGAAGAAGCTCGACGCGGCTCTGAAGGATCTTGCTCCGTCTGCTCGCGAAGTCGTGAAGGAATCGGCCGGGATCTTCAAGACGTTCAAGGACATTCAGCAGGCGACCCAACAGAACATGTTCAAGGGTGTCGCCGGTCCGATGAAGGACGTCGCGCGCAACCTCGCACCTTCGGTGAAGACCGGGATGACCGGCGTCGCGACGTCGATGAACGCGGCCGGGAAGGAGGCGCTGAAGTTCGGCGCGAGCCCGCTCGCGAAGGGGACCGTCGCGGCCGTCTTCAAGACCACGAAGACCGTGATCTCTGCGGCGACTACTGCCGTGCGGCCGTTCCTCTCCGGGCTCGCGACGATCACGAAGCTGTCCCTCCCCTTCGCCCAACGTCTCGGACTCGCGGCCGTCAACGGCATGAAGGTCTCCGGCGCGTTCATGTCCTCGAAGAAGGCGGGCGAAGGCTTCACGAAGATCGTCGGGAATGGCATCGACCGGCTGATGCAACTCGGGCGGATCGTCAAGAACGTGACGGTCGGGCTCTTCTCGATGTTCAAGGGTGTGAAGGCGGACGGCGCGGGTCTGCTCACGACGATCGAGAACATGACGGCGAAGTTCGCGGCGTGGTCGAAGACCGCGAAGGGTCAGAAGGAAGTGGCCGACGCCTTCGCATTCCTCAAAGACGTGCTGAAGCAGGCGGCGGCCGTTCTGCCTCTCGTGCTCTCCCCCTTCGTGGTTGTGGCGAAGCTCGTGACCGGTTTGCCGGAGCCGGTCCGGAGCGCGGCCGTCAACTTCCTCGCGCTCTCGCTGGTCTTCGGTCCGATGGCCGGGAAGATCTTCGCGGTGACGAAGGCGATCTTGATGTTTAAGGTCGCACAGAACGGCGCGACCGTGGCGACGAAGCTCGCGGCCGGGGCGATGTGGCTCTTCAACGCGGCGATCAAGGGGAACCCGATCGTTCTCGTGGTCTCGCTGCTGATCGCACTGGGCGCGGCTCTCGTGATCGCCTACCAGAAGAGCACGACGTTCCGGGACATCGTTCAGTCGGCATGGAAGACCATTCAGTCGGCGATCGGATACGCGTGGAACTCCGTGATCAAGCCAGCGTTCAACGCGATCGTCGGCTTCATCACGAACGAACTCGCACCACGGATCTTGTGGTTCTACAACAACGTGATCAAGCCAGCATGGACCGGTATCAGCTTCGCGATCAAGGTCGCATGGGGCATGATCAAGATCGTCTTCGCGGTGATCGTCTACACCCTGAAGAAGGTGGTCGCTCCGGCGATCATGTGGATCTGGAAGAACGTGGTCACTCCGGCCTTTAAGGCGATCAGCTTCGCGATCAAGGTCGCATGGGGGATCATCAAGATCGTCTTTGCTGCGATCGTCTACGCGGTGAAGAAGACGATCGCGCCCGTGATCATGTGGCTCTGGAAGAACATCATCGCTCCGGCGTTCAAGACGATCGGCTCGATCATCAAGACGGTATGGAATGCCGTCGTCAAGCCGATCTTCGACAAGTTCAAGACCGGCGTCGGTCTGCTCGCGACGAGCTTCAAGACGGCCGTGACCAATATCGGGAAGTTCTGGGGGAAGATCAAGGACGCGGCGCGGGCTCCGATCAAGTGGGTGATCGATACCGTCTACACGGGCGGCATCAAGCGCGTGTGGGACAACATCGCGACGAAGGTGGGTGCCTCGAAACTGCCGGACGCGCCGCGCTTCGCGACAGGCGGACAGATCACCGGGCCGGGCGGCACGAAGTCGGACAAGGTTCCGATCCTCGCGAGCCGGAACGAGTACGTCGTGAACGCGCGAGCAACCCGGAAGAACCTGCCCCTGCTCGAACGAATCAATCGAGGAGGGGGCAAGCCAGCCCGTCAGGCCAGCGCTAAGGGCCTCATGGGGGATCCGGGAGGGATTCTCCCCGGCTTCGCCGGAGGCGGCCTTATCGAGGGTTTGGGCAAGTTCTTCGCCAGCGCGAAAGACTTCTTCCTGAACGGCGCGGTGAACGCGGCGAAGTTCGTCACGAACCCCCTGCTCAATCTGGGAGACGCGACGATCGGCAAGACCGGCTTCGGGTCGATGATCATGGGATCCGTCCGGAAGATCATCGACATGGTCCTTGAGTGGATCAAGGGGAAGGAGCCGAAGCTTGGCGGCAACTCGACGGCCGTGAAGGCGGCGCGGTCGCAGATCGGCCTTCCGTACTCGTGGGGTGGCGGTGGTCCGGGCGGACCGGGCTACGGCTTCGCTCAGGGCGCGGGGATCAAGGGGTTCGACTGTTCGAGCCTCATGCAATACGCATGGTTCAAAGCCTCCGGCAAGGTGATCCCCCGGACGACCTACACACAGAAGCCCTACCTGAAGAAGATCTCTTCGCCGGTCCCCGGAGCGATCGGCCAACCGAACCCGAACCACACCTACATGTACAGCGGGAACGGGAAGGTGATCGAGGCTCCCTACACGGGCGCGAGGATCCGCGAGACCGGCATGCGCAACACGCCGTTCTGGGGTCTGCCTCCGTTCGCGTCAGCGTCGAGCGCGGACACCGGGGCGACCATCCTCCGGCCGGGCATGAACGCGGTCTACAACGGGACCGGCAAGCCGGAGCCGCTTGTCTCTCCCGACATGGGCGGCAACACGTATAACATCACGTTGATCAACGAGCCGGGCAGTGATGCGGCCGAAGCGGGCCGGAAGGTTGTCGCG